TGCGTCTTTGGGCCTATAAAATTCTGTTCAAACAGCAAAACCGCGGCATTTTGCGATCGTCGTCCGGTCAAGGATAGTTGCTGAGTGCTCGCGAGCAGCGGCGAGGCTTTCCGTCCCTGCGATCCAAGATCCAGGTTTAGGGCACACGATATAGACTTGTGCTGGTCTTATACTGCTTGATTCAGCTTACTGAGAATAAAGTCTTTGTAAAGATTATGTTGTTGCCTGCCAGGATGCACATGGTCGCTTCCTAGATCTTTGAATTCAAATGCCTGATGGTTTGAAAGTGGGTATGGATAAAGAAAAAAGTTTGGGTTGTTGCTAACGTATCGTAATAGGTTGGCACTTCGACATACCAATAAGCCTATCATCATGAGCTTGACATTGATTTTTTCGCAAAAATTTACACAACGTTCGATGGCCAACACCTGCTGATAAAAAGTGTTTTCTGTGATCAAATGATAAGCAGGAATGATTTCTTGATATTCAGGATGCACTGTATAACTGCTGACATTGATGCCATGCAACAGCTGACCATTGTGCACATAGGTCATTCTTGAACCTGACGTCAGACCAAATATTACAATGTCTCCTGATCTAATGTCTGATCTGCAGATCTGATCACTGGCCCAGTCGATTGACGATCCTCCCCTGGTCAAAAAACTACATGGCAATTGCAACTCTTGACTCAACAAAGACCCATATCTCTGATCTGTTTGGACTCCTACGCCATGACTGATACTGCAACCTGCAACCCAAATCTGTCTACTCTGTGTTTTTCTTTGATCAACCAGTGACACTGGGTTATTTAATTGATTCAATGTCAGTCCAATCACTGGCTTGTGAGCAGCAACTTTGGTCAGCAAATACTCTGTATATCCCTGATCACTGGCATAAGCATCAAACTGGTCCACTGATTTCTTGTCAGCCCAAAATTTAGGTGGCACATAAAAAATTTCATCAGCGTGCTCACAAATCTGCAACAACAGATCAGCTCGGTCTGGAAAGTCACCAACTGAAGTGTAGCCTGTGATATCAGCAGTCAACAACAAATTCAGTACTGTGTTATGATTGGCATGGTCAATCAACAAGGCTGTGGAGTCAAATCTTTTGGCAGCAGCCGCAAGATAACTGCCTACATCGCCTACAAACAGTTTAAATTTGTGTTGTTTTTTGATCATCTAACTTGTTGCAAATGTGACGGCCATGCACACGAACTTGTATGTGACCGTTGTACCATTCTTGACTTTCTAGCACTCGATGTAAAAACTGTTCTCTAGCTTCTACATAGCTGCATTCTGCTTTGCTTTTGCAGTAATACAGTATTTCTCGACGAAAATTTTCTTTGCCTTGCAATGCAATGTCTTTTGATAGTTCTGGTGAAGATCCATAATAATCTTGCCAATCTGAATCTATCTTGCTGCGAACTTTGATTTTTTTCTTGGTACCGTTTTTGAGCTTGCGTGTCTTATAGGTAGTTTTAGAAAATTTTGCTAGTTTTTTGCCTATGTACTTGCGGTTGTTTGTTAGATTGGTGATCAGATAGACAAAGCCCACACAATCTTCGGGGAGAGTTTCTACTAGTTGATTGTTGTATAGCCACGTCATGCATGTTAGTTACCTTGAGTTGCCTGTAAGTCTAAATTTACCATTCTGATGTATGTGCTGGGTCAAGCAAACGCTCTGCTGTGCATTTGGTTTGACATTCTAAACTGTCAAATTTTAAAAAATCTGCAGTCCAGAATGGGTCTGCAATGATTTCTTCAAATGTTTGTGTGTTTAAATTAAATCTGCCTTGCCATGAATCATTGTGCGGGTAACGATTTGCGGTCCAGCAACAGGGATAAAACTCCCCGCGACTGTTGAGAAAAACGCCTTTGCTGCCTATTAAACAAATGCCTGAGTAGTTGCCTAGTTGTGTTGCTCGTTTTAAAAATTCAATTTTTAGTTCTGCACCTGGTCTAGTTTTAGAGGTGAGCAGTGTAACCACACGTTCAAACCTGTGTGCAGATGCTACCAGTGTGAGATTGGTGGGTTCCAGCAAATCTTGGGGGCCGTAAGCACTGGGATATTTACTGCCAAATTTTGTGGATTTTGTTAGTTGAAAACAGTCAAAGCCCATTGTGTTGGCCTGTGTTTTCATGTGTTGAATATGATCTTGATTGAACCTAAATGCTATGGCTGCCCATACAAGATAGGTACGGTCGTTGACCTTTCTAAATGCTTCTATGCCGTGCATGATGCTGATCCAGTCGCTCCACATACGATATTGTTCGTTGCTGTCTTGATCCCAGCCATCTAGGCTCCAGTGTATCTCATCTCGGTGATCCAGCACTTGAGCCAAGTTTTGCCACCAGTGAACAGGCTTGTAACTGCCATTGGTTATCAACACAATTTCTATCTCAGGGTTGACAGTTTTGAACCATGAAATGATGTCAATCAAATCTCTACAGTAGATAGGGTCTCCATCGTTGCCACAGAATGTGATCTTGCGAATTTGTTTGGCCACAGACTCGCCCACTTGATTTTGAAAAAAACTCAGATCCAGCTGGCGATTCAAAAGACTTTCTGGCACTTCAGCTCGCGGGCATCTTGGGCACCGCAGTGCACAGATGCTGGAAGCTTCAATGTGCCAGTGATCCCATTTTAACACAGCTGGCTCTCTTTTTGCCATTGTTTAGTGAAGCTGGTTTTTGTCGCAACAGCGCCGCAGGTATCCAAGCATACAGTGTTGGGCTGAGAGCTGATCCAAGAGTCTTTGACCTGGTCAAAGTCAGTGACAAAATTGTGTTGTCTGGCACCTAGCCAGCAACAAGGACTGATTCTGCCTTGCGAATCAATGTACAAACTTTTTTCGTTCAGTGCATGACAATTTATTGTTTGTCCTTGCACATTTGGTTGTTGCCAACCAATGGGTGCTTGTAGTCGATCAGTAAAGCCACGTTTAGAAACTTTGGCACGAAACCATTTGAAACCCATGTCTCGGGCAAGTTGTTCACATTGGTCAACTTGATGTTGATTGTGTCGGTACACCAACATGTCCCAGTGAGCTGATCCGCCGGCCTCAATATAGGATCTTGCATTTTGCATCACTCGAGACCAAGTCACACCTTTGCGATAAACTGCATTGGTATCTTCTAAACCGTCGATGCTGAACACCACATAGTCTTGTGATTGATTGAAGATTCTTCCCAGCTCATACCACCACAAAGTGTTTTGTATACCACCATTGGTATTCATGCCCAGCACAATGTTTTTGTTGAGTTTGCGAAACTCTCTGTAGATGTTCAATGTGTATTTGCCGGCAGCTGGGTCACCATAGTTGCCACACATAAACATTTTGTCTAATTGTGCAATCTGGTCAGCATCAAACACTTGCATAATTCGATACATGTCAAGGTGATGCTGACGATCTTTGCGGAAGTGCTGATCAGCTTCGCGAGCACACAATGGGCATGCGGCCTGGCATACATCAGTGGGCTCAAGGTGTAGAACTTTTATTTCACGCAATGTCAATGTCTGTGTTGTAGCTGGTGAATCCATTTTCTTTGATCACTTTGAGAATGTTTTCAACACGACCGGCCAGTTCGTCTTTGTGACTCACAAGCCAAATACTCTTGTGACGTTCGCGACTCATCTTTTTCAACAAGGCCAAGCCGTTTTCTACGCCTTGGGTATCTAGGCCATTGTCCATAAGTTCGTCAATGAACAAGAGATTAATGGGTTGGTAAAGACTTTCCCATACATCTCTGAATGCCCATGACATTGACAGAATCAATCTTGTGCGTTCTCCACGACTGAGATTGTCAAAGTCTAGTTCACGGCCCAGCTCTTCGATGCCGACAGAGAGATCATTTTGAAACTTCACTGTGTGTGGCAAACCAATGCGATCTAAGTAATGTGTGAGTCGCTGATTGAGATAGCTCAGGTTCTGATCAATGATCTTTTTGCGAACAAATGAATCTTTTGACGTCAGTAGTTTGAGCAAAAAGTCTTGATGCTCTTGCAGTTGTGTGAGCTCATTTAGCGTGTCGTAGGTCACTGCCTGCAGGGCCTGTCCCTGCATGTCTGAGATTTGTTCACTGTAAGGATCCACTTCAGCAGATCTTGATTCTAGATTTTTACGTAGACTTTCTAAACTGTTGCGGTGATTCAGAGCATCTTCCAGCGTGTCGTAAAACACCGTGGGTGCCACTCCCAGCTCACCTAGCTCTTCCAACTCATTCTCATACTCAACAAGTTCATTGCGTTTGTCTTGCCAAGCAGTGTTGATTTCAGCAAGTTCTGTGAGCTTGGCTGTTTTGATTTTTTCGTGTTGGTTGTCGTGAATGTCTTGGCCACAAGCATGACAACGATGCGAGGCCAGCATGGCAAGTTCTTGTTCTAATTTGGTTCTAGCTTTTTCTAATTTGGCAATTTCAGTAGATACCAAACGATGATTTTTGTTGCAGTCGTCTATGGATTTTTTGAGTTGATGATAGGCTTCGAGGTCTCTGTGAGCCTGCACTTCTGAGTCAATGTCGATGTGTTCAAGGTCAGCAATGGCCTGAGCAAACTGAGCAACATCGTCGTCGCGTTTTTTAAGCCACATTGTTTGACGTTTGCGCAGGTTTTCAATCTGCTCTTCGATGCGTTGGTTAGCTTCTTGCACTGCTCGAATACGCATTTCTTCTTGTGATATGGCTTCTTTGGTTTCGCGGTTGAGTTCTTTGATTCTATCCGCACGCTCACTGAGCTGTGTGATGCCCAACAGTTGTTCAATGATTGTGCGCTGTTCGTTGGCCTTGAGACTGAGAAAAGCCGGAGTGTAGGTGTTGAGACCCACAATGTGTTGAAACATGTCATGGCTCATGCCAATCACACGTTCTATGGCATCTTGAGTTTCGCGACTGTCTCCTTGTGCTTCGTCTGTAGCAGCTTGTTCTTCGTTGTTGACATAAAACTTCAGCACGTTGGGTTTGCGACCACGTTCAATTCTATACTGTCGGCTGCTGACTTCAAAATCTAGACCCACCAACATGGCTTTGCCATTGGTTTTGTTCACAAGATTGTCTTTGCGAATGTTACTCAATGCTTGACCAAACAAGGCGTAACTGAGAGCATTGATGATTGTGGTCTTGCCTGTGCCATTGCGTGAACCATCGCCTCCTAGATCCAAATTTTCTCCCAGAACCAAGGTAAGATCTTGACGATCAAAATTGATACCTTGTGTGGCATTGCCTACACTCATAAAATTGCGTACAGTGAGATTTCTAATATGAATCATAGATCAGGAGACAAATACTTGAGATAGTGTAACACATCTTTGGTGCAGGTAAAATACTGTTCTTGGTGGAACGGCATTTCTTTGCGGTAAATGTTTTCTAAACGGCCATTGATATAACTTTCCTGGAACAATGACAGTTTTGGTATGTCAACATGTGCTTGTTGGGTAATTGCTGCAATAATGAGATCACACTGCTCTTTGTGTTTTACATAAGGATTGAAACGTAAAAATTTTTCATGTGTTTGATAAAAATCTTTGCTAGGCTCAAAATTAAAACCCAAAACTTGTGCTAGATTGGCCAGTTCGATGACAAACTGGTCAACGTTGTAGAAACTAGAAAAATTGACTTTTAACACAGTTTGATTTGTCTCGTACTTCATCTGTTGCTGCATGAGCCAGTAGCCATTGGCTGTAAGATCTCTAAAACCAAACTTGAAAAATTCTCGAAGGATGTTTCTTGGTATGTGATTGTCAGATAAATCTAAAAACGAGTATGCGTTTTTGATCTCAGTCACTAGATTTTTATAGTAAGAATTTGTGAGTTTGGATACAGTGTCTTGCTCTAGAGTATCATTGTCTATGTCGGCATCTCCAGCCCTGAGCATGCTAACAGATGACACCAGCAACAAGTCTTCTGTTGAGAACTGAATCGAAACCACCACTGGATACTTGGTTAGGTCTTGCGAATACAACTCAAACCAATGTCTTGCATCAAACACTTTGTTTTTTTGATACTGCGCCGATTTGGCATGACTGGTTCCTAACGCAGTAAAGTTGTTTTCTTTGACCACTATTCCAAATTCTTGATTGCACACAGTCTCAAGGTAGTTTCCATGGGTGCCAGCAACAAAATCTATTGGAATTTTAAAGTGCCTGCTCATAGATTTTGATAAATTTTCAGCAGCAAACGGTTGTCGTAAAATTCTGATTTGATGTTTGTGAGTTGATCCACAACAATTTGGTCTACCGACTCAAATTTAACTTCACCGGGTGCCATGTCTTCCTCTACTCCAGCTGACTTGTTTGGTATCAAACTCATTTCACGTAGACCATACTGGTCAACAAATGTTTCTTTGATAAAGTTGGCTTCTTCGTATGAGATCTCAATGTCTAGATTGACCCTGACATGCATTCGGGGTCTAAGAAGCGATGCAGCATTGTCAATAAGGTTGGCGAGTCCGTATACTCGGTAGGTCGGTTGATCAGGCCAAGCATAAAACTCAGGCGCTGATCCCCACTCCAATACAGTAAGGCCTCGTTCGTCGTCGCCAGCATCTGCATAATTGTGAGGGAACGCATTACCGATGTAGGTAATATTTTTCTTAGTCTGTCGCTTGTGAAAGTGGCCGGTAAACACATGCTCAAAATTTCCAAAGTCTTCTCTGCGAACTTCGCCATGATCGGGCATTTCTACCATGGCATTCATCAAGTAACCAGGCAGTTCAAAGTGCCCAAACATGTACTTGCCAGTCAGTTTGGGAATACGCTTGTGGTCATCTCCACAGAGCCAAGGAGCAATAACCACGTCGCCACTAGAAAACCAATCGTTACATATTTCCACACGGGGCAGATGACGAGCCCATTCCACACTTTGAATGTCGCGTTTGTCGCGATAATACAGATCGTGATTGCCAGGAATAAAGTATACACGTTCAAAATTATCATTGAGATGCTCCAGTGCACGTAGGCTGTAGTTCAATGTAACAATATTAAGACTGGCTCGATTGTTGTGCCAGTCGCCCAAGAACATAGCAGTTTCACAGCCTTCCTCACGTGCTTTAGCAGTGGCCCATTTTACAAAAGCCAAACAATCCTCGTTGTGAACTTGACTGTTTGACTTGAGCCCAAAGTGTATGTCTGTGAATATTGCTGCCTTGCGGAATAGATTAGTCATCCTAATAGTATACTACTCATCATAGCTAGATACAACCGGTCCGGACATGGCAGCCATTGAGTGTTTGCCAGAGTTTTGTCGAGTCCAGCTGGGATTCAGCCCGTTCATTTCCAAGATGTCATCTCGGATGTTTTGATTTTTCTTTTCAATGTTGAGAATTCGAGTAAAGCTGTTGGTGATAGCAGCCGTGTAGTAAGCAAATGGGTTTTGGCTCTTGCTCTCATCGAACTGCAAGCCAATTTGAGATAGCTGCAATAGAGCCTGGCCGCGCATTTCTTCATTGTAAGTGTATCCGCGCCAGTTTGACCTTGTGGCATAGCGCTCGCACAGTTTCATAAACATCATTGCCAGTTTGCGTGTCATCTCACCGTGATCTTTTGAAAACTCACCTGTTGCCAAATCACCTCGCCAATGACTGCGACCCACGATATATGGGTTCTTTTCTTCGTCAATTCTATAGTGTTCAAACGGAGGAAAATTTACTCGCACATGATTGAGATCCAGCACTGGCTCTTCGATCAAGTCTGCTAGTGGATCTTCAGCAACATCGTCAAGTTCGAATATGTCTTCCAACTTGCGTTTTTTCATCTCTGCTTTGGTGGGTTTCTTTGGTGCTTTGGGAATGTGGTCCCAGGCTGTGATTCTAAACACAATGTCTGTGTTGGCAATTTTTTTTGGATCAACTATTTCGCCAGTTTCTCTTTTGATACGATCTGCTCGATTGCGTCGAGCTTCGGCAATGGTACGCTGATTGATGCGATCCAACGAAGGCAAAATCATATCAAATTGATGATCCGCAACGCGATCACGGAACCAGCAGTATGAATTTTTGCTGAGATGTATTTCTTTGAGAATGTCGCGATTGTTAAGGTAGTTGACCTTGGGTGTTGGTTTTGTTAGTAAAGTCATAGATGACTGTGTCTCCGAGTATGTACTTATTGTAGCACAAACCCCACAGTTGTCAACCTTTTCTTAAACTACGCCTATAATTTTTTTGGTAAATACTATCAGGAGTTCTCTAATGGCAACAACTGGCAATGCTTCTGCTCAAAACAACGTGGTCACTGCGGCTGAATATCAGGCCGCAGCAGATGAAATCACAGCTATATTGGCTGCTCAACGAGCCGAACGAGCACCTATAGAAGCCCAACAAGAACTGCTGAGAAATCGACAAGAATTGCTGATTGCAAGACGACAGTCAGCATTGAATACATTGCAAGCTGCTGAAGCAGCCCCTAGTGAAACTGCTTTTCTTGAAGCATCAAGAACAGCCTATGCTCGCGCTACAGGTGAAGTTGAGGCAGTTAATTTTGCCATTCAACAGAATAGATCTGTGTTGGGGCAAAGCCTGCAAGCCAGTGCTGAATTACAAGATCAACGAACCAATCTTGAAGTCAAGGCAGATTTTGCAGAACGCAGCCCACCTAATTTAAATTCTCTAACTCCTCCGGCCACAACAGCACCTGATCAGTCTGCATCATATGTGGCTCCTCCAGCGCCGCCAGTGCGGCCAGATGTCACACCGCAGTTGTTGTCTAATGAAGAACTGTTGCAAATATATCCAGAGACTGATCCCAAAGAAGTTGGCGCAGTGCGAGGCACCGCCATAATCAGTGACGAAGCCAGAAGAATTTTGAGCGACCCAGCTATGATTCAACAGCAGCTGGCTCAAAACTCTGCCTCTTTGGCACCAGTGCCGCCCACAACAAGCTCTAGAGATCTGTCTGATGAAGAAACTACTAGATTATTTCAAGAAATAGACAATCCGCCAGCTGCCGCCAACAATCGAACCACAAGAGCCGAATATCAAGCTGCTGCTGATGAAGTTTTTGAAATTCAATCAGCAGCTCGAGCCACATCAGCACAATATGCTGAGCAGGTCAGCCAAAATCAAGCAGCTTACACTGCCGCAGACAACCAAGCTACGGCTTTGAGACGTGAGTACCTCGCTGCTGAAGCAGCAGGTGCCAGCAGCACTGAATTGGCTTCACTGGCTGCAGACTACGAAGCACAAATAGAACTGACTACGCAGTTGGGCCAACAGCTCAGTCAGAGCGAATCAGCACTGGCCACCAATCAAGCTTATCGTCAAACCCTAGCTGCGCAAGAAAATTATTTGTTTCAACAAGCCAGTCAAGCAGCAGCAGGTCCGCCAGGATTGAATTCTGTACCCGGACCAGGCACTGAAGTACCAGACCAATCAGTGTCGTCAGTTACTGAAGCACAGTTGCCAGTGGCTCGTTCGTTTTCAGCACAGGCCACTGAAACAATTACTCCTGCTGATCCGCAACCTTCAGGTCTCAATAATGTTACCACAGCAGCAGAGTATCAAGCTGCTGCTGATGAAGTTTTTGAAATTCAATCAGCAGCTCGAGCCACATCAGCACAATATGCTGATCAAGTCAGCCAAAATCAAGCAGCCTATACCGCAGCAGACAATCGTGCTACGCAATTGCGGCGTGAATATTTGGCGGCCGAAGCAGCTGGAGCCAGCAGCACTGAATTGGCTTCGTTAGCAGCCGATTACGAAGCTCAAATTGAAACTACCACTCAGTTAGGGCAGCAACTGAATCAAAGCGAATCTGCTTTGGCAGCCAACCAACAATATCGTCAAAGCTTGGCAGCTCAAGAAAATTATTTGTTTCAACAAGCCAGTCAGGCAGCATCAGGTCCTCCAGGGCTGAATTCAGTTCCAGGACCAGGCACTGAAATACCAGATCAAGCAGTGACTGCTGTTACAGAACAATCACTGTCATTGCCGTCTACTTTTAGTTCAGGAGATGTATCTGGCAGTGGCGACGAAGCTATAGCAGCCTACGAAGAAGCATTGTTAGCTCAGCAAGAAGGCCAGGCTTTTGCACCTCCCACTGCCATACCAGCAGATGGCGATGCAGCGTTGGTAGCTTACGAAGAAGCATTGTTAGCTCAGCAAGAAGGCCAGGCTTTTGCTATTTCAACTGCCATTCCCACTGACGGTGATGAAGCACTGGTGGCTTTTGAAAACGCTCAATTTATTGAGGCCGAGGCCGCAGCATTTGCTCCAAGAAATATCAATGATCCGTTGTATGGTCTGACACCAGAACAAATTCAATTATTGGGCGGTGCTGACCCTACCGACCCATACATTAGAGCTAGATTAGGCATACCTCAGCTGCCTGGCTCTGAGCTTGTGGCCACAGGTGGGTTTGGTACTTTTCAAACTGGTGTGCCACTAATTGACAATGCTATTGCTTCCATCAGCAGCTTTTTTAGAGGTCGGCCAACACCAGCAGCCGCTCCTGTGCCAGCTTCAGGTGATGAAGCCTTACAAGCAGCACAAGATGCCGAAACAGCTCAATTGGCTGCACAAGAAGGCACTGCTTTTGCTGAACCTGTGACTTTAGATGACCCCGAAGTTCGTGCTATTCAAGATGCCATTGACGCAGACCTAGCAGCTCAAGAAGGCACTGCTTTTGCTGAACCTGTGACGTTAGATGACCCTGAAGCTCGTGCTATTCAAGATGCCATTGACGCAGACCTAGCAGCTCAAGAAGGCCAAGCATTTCCGCCAGTGGAAGCCCCAACACCAGTAGACCCCAATGATGTTGTCACTGCATTTCAGGATGTTGAAGCAGCAGAATTGGCCGCACTTGAAGGATCAGCTTTTGTGGTCGACGAACCACTGCCGGTTGATGTAGGCAGCGACGAAGAACTAAGAGCTATTGAAGATGCGCAGGCTGCAGACCTAGCAGCTCAAGAAGGCACTGCTTTTGCTGAACCTGTGACTTTAGACGATCCTGAAGCTCGTGCTATTCAAGATGCCATTGACGCAGACCTTGCTGAGCAAGAGGCTTCGGCATTTGGACCTGCACCGGTCACTGACGATCCAGCATATGGCGCCGGCACAGCTGATGAACAAGCAGCTATCAATCAAGCCATTGCTGACCAAGCAGCAGGATCAGCCACGGCTGCCAAAACTGCCAATGCACAACGGCAAAGCACATTGCAAAGTAGAAAAAATCAACCTTCAGCTGCTGATTGGCGAGTGCGATTGCAGTTGGCACCAGGTGCCAACTATCTGTACGCGGCCAGTGACAAAGCATCTAGAGGTATTTTGGCACCGTTGTATGACACCGACGGAGTTATATTTCCTTATACTCCCAGCATTGAAACAGCCTACAAAGCCAAATATGCTCCGTACGATTTGATACACTCTAACTATCGTGGTTATTTTTATCAAAGCAGCAGTGTAGATGAGATACAGATCAAAGGCACGTTTACTGCACAGGACACACGTGAGGCTCAATATTTGTTGGCGGTGATTCACTTTTTTAGATCAGTGACCAAGATGTTTTACGGCCAAGATTCACAGGCAGGAACACCGCCGCCACTGGTGTACCTCAGTGGCTTGGGTCAGTATCAATTCAACAATCATCCCTGCTTGGTATCTAATTTTAACTACAGTCTGCCCACTGATGTTGACTATATACGAGCTGATGGATTCAACAACATTGGTCTTAATTTAGAAAATCGTCGCAGCCTAGGCAGTGGACCTGCATTGGGCGGTGCTGTGGGGACTGTACAACGTCTGGTGACCAATGGGTTGACCAAAGGTGCTCAACGACAACCACCTGTGCCAGGCCCAGTGAATCAAAATGTCACCAATCAAAATTCAATCAACAGCACCTATGTGCCTACCAAAATGGAAATTACTTTGTCACTGCTGCCAGTTCAAACACGCAATCAAGTTAGTCAACAATTCAGCTTGGCTGGCTTTGCTCAAGGCAGACTACTGCAGGGAGGATTCTGGTAATGACTGCTATCTATACCAGTACTAGTCCGTACTACCAAACTAACTTTACGCAATTTTACCTGGATGTCATGGTCAACCGACCCATACCCAAAGAAAGCGATGACACACTTTGGGTTGTGACGCAAACTTATCAATATCGCCCCGACATGCTGGCATTTGACCTGTATGGAGATGCAGGATTGTGGTGGGTATTCTATCAACGAAATCCCAACACTCTCACAGCGCCGCCATTGGATTTTGCACCCGGTGTCAGAATCTATTTGCCCAAAGAGTCGACTCTCAGATCAGTGTTGGGATTTTAATTCATGGCATTGACTGTAGCCCAAATTGAAGCTGCCATTGCAGCCGTTGTTGAATCTATACGAATTACTCGTCGTGACATTGACGAAATTGCTAGCGAGCGTGCTGAAATCAGTATCAAAATTCAGGCACTGACCGCAACTGGTTCACCACTGACTGAAGCTCAAAGAATTGAATATGAAGATTTAAGAGCCACAAGAAGAAAGCTAGGCGACGAAGAACTCAGGGCTAGAGGAGAATTATTTGAGTATGAGCAAAGACGCAATAATCTTAACCAAGATTTACGAAATGCTAGAGCCATAGCAGCATCACAATCACAGCCCACGGAACCTCCTGCTACTCAGACAGCAGCAGTAGATGCGCAGAGCACAGCTCCTGCTGGTCCCACTGCAATACCTCCACAAGTTGCGCAGCCTCCCAATGGACAAGTCACGGCTGTGCCACCAGCTACAGAGCCTACCAATGCTGTGGTGCCTTCTACCACCAACACTGGCGGCGGTGATCAAGGCACCAATCCGCCTGTGAAAACTCTAGCGCAGACTCAGGCCACCAGCGATGTTGGTGTGGACGCCAATGGCAACAACATTGGGCTACCGCTGAGAGATGAAACTGGTTCAGTGGGACAGATTCGACGTAATCCCGAAACTGGCGAACTCTATGATTCAGGTGCTGCTCCGCCGCCTACCAGTCCTGGTATAGGTGCACAAGACGATGCCACAGGTGTGGACGAAGCAGTGGCTCGCAATGCTAGAGACGACGCTGACCAAGCCTATGGCGGTGCATCTGCTGATGAATTCACAGCTATTAATTCTGCTATTGCATCTCAAAATGCCACCACTGGATCAATCAATACCACTGGTGACAATCTAAGAATCATTCCGCAGCCTAACGTATTGGACAGATTCTCCAGCTACACTTATCGTGTGAGCTGGTACATGATGACACCAGATCAATATCGCCAACTGGTGGTCAGCCGTAAAAAACAAGTCAACGGTTACATGCTGTTGATGCAAAGCGGTGGTGCTCCTCCCAACACAGGTGGCGCACGCGGAGCCAGTGCACCTGCAAGCACTCAGTTTCGCGAGAATGACGGTTCAGTCAGCAGCAGTGCCAGCATACCTGGAGCCAACGATGCTGACGCAGGCCGAAATCCATTTTTTCCTGACGACTTTTATTTTGATTCTATCACTGTGGAAAACTTGTTGATTGGTGCCGGAAGCCGAGCTGCTCACTCTGTGGCCAATCTAAAATTCACAGTGGTCGAACCTGCCAATATCACACTGTTGGATCGGTTGTACGAAGCAGTACAAGATTTCATGCCAGCCAGTGGTCAAAAACGAAATATCAACTACACTTCTGTGACATATCTCATGGTCATACGCTTTTATGGATATGACGAAAACGGCAACTTAGTGACCAACATTGGGGCACCAGACAAAACTGGTAAATCAGATCCCAATGCTGTGATTGAAAAGTTTATTCCATTCAAAATTGCCAGATGCGATTGGGGTATAGACAACAAGCTTGTTACATACTCATTTGAAGCCAAACCTCCGGGTCTAATCATGGCCGCAGGCACTCGAAGAGGAACCATACCCTACGATATACAACTCACAGCCAAAAGCATAGGCGAACTGTTGGGCGGCGAAGCACAGTTTGCGTCGGGCACAGCTTCGGCAAATGCTCCTGGTGCCAGCACTACGGCCACAGACGATGGCAGTTTTGATCGTCTAGAGACAGCTCGCCTCAACCGAGTAGGTGCTAACCCGCCTCCAGCTCCAGCCAACGCCAACGCTGCACCCAGTCCTAAAAAAACACTGTCACAAGGTTTGATGGGTGCTATGAATGCTTTTCAACAAGAGTTGGTCAAAAATGGCACCTATGAATTTGCGGACACTTACAAAATTGTGTTTGCCACAGGTGGCCCAGGCGGTGGTGGCCAGTCCATTGAAAAGGCCAAATTAATTCCGCCAGGCACAGTGGTTGACAAAAAGAATTTGCCCACAGCAGCACCAGCAACCAGCAGTGCACAGTCGGCTGAGATGTCTAAAGTTGCAGCCGACGTCAGTGGAAGAAACTATTCAATCACTGCTGGCATGCAAGTTGTGCAAGCCATTGATTTGGCCATACGTAACAGTGAATACATCTATGCACAACAGTTGAAATATTTTGCCAACGACAACAATGACAACACTCCTGATGAACAGACTAAAAATGGCACTGGTAAAGATGTAACTTGGTACAACATCACATTTGAAGCAGTACCTAAAACTGATCAATATGATAACAAACGCAATGACTATGCCTACGACATAACGTTTGTTATCAATACCTATGTACCAATGAATTTTGCCAGCAACTTTTTCCCCATTAACAAATTCAAAGGACTGCACAAAAAGTATGATTATTGGTTCACTGGCAAAAACACTGCTGTGTTGGAGTACAAAGAAACTTTGAACAATCTATACAATCTCACAATCAGTGGTTCAGCTGATCAAAAAAGCCTTGCTCAGCGTCAAGCTTTTACCAGCAGCATGCGAGATCAGCCTTACTACACTTACCAGTCTGCCAGCACTGAAAGTCGTCAAGGCGTGTCAGGCAAAGAAAATGAACCAGGCAGTAATTTGGCCGAATACCTGTATGATCCAGTGGGTCTGGCCGATGGAAAATTAAGAATTGTAGGCGATCCGGCCTGGTTGCAGCAAGGCAGTTTTTCCACAGGTATTGATCCTGCCAACTTTCAATTCAATGCTTTCATGCCTGATGGTACGATAAATTTTGATGCGAGAGACATAATGTTTGAAATAGCTTGGCAACGTCCACAGGACTATGATCTTAACACAGGCTTGGCAGATCCTTATGCCAAAAGCAATCGTCGTGAGCCCATACAGAGTCGAGTATACACTGCTAAGAAAGTCACCAGTGAATTCAGCAAAGGCAGTTTCACTCAGTATCTAGAAGGCAAACTGTATTTCTTTATGAAGCCCAATGCTACCAACAAAGCCACTTCGGCTCCCATGCCCAATACTGCTGCTGCCAACACTGAACGTCCAACAGATACTATAGCTGATGGCAGTTTTGATAGACTAGAAGCAGCACGGTTGGCCCAACGTCCTGCACCTGATGCAAACTTGCGAGGCCGATCAGAAGACACTGCTGGAGCCGCAGCTGGTGCTACTGTCAACGGTGCTGTGCCAGTTACACCTGTGACTGCGGGCATAGGCAGTGGCAGTCCTGGTGTGTTTAACTCAGCACCGCCAGGGCCTAGTGACACTGTGCAACCTGCACCACCGCCAGGTGCTCCGACATCTGACACTGGACAAAATCTTGATGTAGCCGATCCATTTGTGCCACCAGGTTCTCTGGTCAGTGATACCAGCAGTGCCAGTTTTGACCGATTGGAAAATGCTAGACTGAGTCGATTGTCTGGGGCACAGGCCGTGAATACCACACCGCAAGACATTGTGAGAGACTATTAAGGATTATTATGGCATTAGATGTACAACGCAGCAGAGGCCGCCCAACAAATTACAAGTTTGATCGCGGTGGCGTGCCTGCAGAGTTTGGGCCGTTCTATGGCATTGTGAAAAATACCACAGACTCCAATCGGTCCGGTCGTATACAAGTGTACATTGAAGCATTTGCTGGTGGCGACGAAGACGATCCAAAAAAATGGACCACTGTTAGTTACATGCCTCAGTTCTTTGGTGCTACTCCCTACAACCCTCCCAAAGAAGGCATAGGCACTTACATTGATGGCAATGCCAACAGCTATGGCATGTGGTTTACGCCGCCAGACGTGGGTATCACCGTTCTGTGTGTGTTTGTCAATGGAGATCGCAGTCAAGGGTTTTACATTGGAGTAGCTCCTGATCAAAGTTTGGGCCACATGGTACCTGCCATTGGAGCCAGCACTGCCTATGTCACTGAAAATGAAAATCAAGGCACATACTTCAGTGGTGCAGTGCGCCTGCCTGTGGTAGAAATCAATACCAATAACACAGCTTTGGAAAATTCTGGCAGATTTTTTGACAAACCCAAACCAGTACACAGTGTGGTAGCAGAGACCATGTTCCGGCAGGGTGTGGTCAAAGATCCTGAACGTGGACCCATTGGCAGCAGCAGCCAACGTGAGTCGCCCAGTTCAGTGTACGGCATTTCAACCCCTGGTGCACCTGTGTATCAAGGTGGTATCAAACCAGGAGAAATACAGAGCAAAATTGACGACGGTAGTTTGAAACCACAAGATTTGAAAGTGATTGGCCGTGTGGGTGGCCATACCATGGTCATGGACGACGGCGATGCCAATGGCAACAATCGACTGTTTAGATTTAGAACCACAGCAGGTCATCAAATTACCATGAGCGACACTGGTAATTTTTTCTATATCATACATGCCAATGGCCTGGCATGGTTTGAGCTAGGCAGCGAAGGCACACTGGATGTGTATGCCACAAACAGTATCAATCTTCGCACACAAGGTGACATTAATTTGCACGCTGATCGAGATATCAATATGTTTGCTGGTCGTAATGTCAGTGTCAAGTCCACCGAAGACATACGTCTACAAGCTCAAGAAGATCTCACGCTCAAAGCTCAAAGAAATCTTGTGGCCTATAGCAAAAGCTATATTGGTATCAAAAGCGACGGTACCTTGGCTCTGCAAAGTGTCAATGGTGGATCTTGGAGTGGCGGCAGTGCAATTGTGATGGAAGCTGAAGGTATTGATCTCAATGGTCCTGCTGCTGCCATCATAGAAGAACCCAACAACATAACCAAAACCATCATGGACGACACAGAATTTGACACCAGCAAAGGGTGGCAAACTGTGACGGATGGTTTGGAAAGTATTGTTTCTAGAGCACCCACTCACGAGCCTTATCCTTATCATAATCGTGGTGTTGACGTCAAAGTCAAACTGGAAGAAGGTCCACCAACTCCACCGCCAGGAGCCATACCAGTGCCAGCTGGTGTAGAACTTACGAGAACACAATGAGCTCATACAGTTTTCAATTCAATGGCCAGACGTTTCAAGTCAAAGTGCCGCAGGGTGTCACAGAAGAACAAGCACAGGCCTTGTTCAAACAGCAGGCTGACACAGGCAGTTTGGTTGGATTCAACGTGGGAGAATCTCTAAGCGCTGCTACACAGGCCGCGGCTGGATTGCCAGGTGCTGTAGCACAGATCAGTCAAAGTGCAGCTGGGGCTTTGGGTGCATTGGGCGCAGGTACCAATTTAAATTCAATCACTGCTGGCCTGGGCGCAGCCGCTGGTGCAGTGAAAGGGCAAATATCTTCAGCACTCACTGGCGGAGCAGCAGCATTGAACAGTTTGACCACAGGTGCTGGAGCCATTGGTGGAGGATTAAGTCAAGGACTAGGAAGTTTAACCAGTGCAGTTGCTGGAGCAGTGGGCACTGTTTCCAGCGCAGCAGGAGTGATAGGAGGATTGACCAGCGGGGCCAGTGGTGCATTAGGCAGCTTGGGCGGAGCAGTGGCCACTGCCACAGGAGCGTTGACGACTATTTCGTCGCTGTCTAGACTTGCCAGCGGATCTGCATTGACAGGAGCTCTCACTGGTGCCGCTGGCGCCGTGGGTAGCTTGGCCAGCACAGCAGCCAAAACCATGCAAGGAGCCATTGGTGCTGCTGCCACCAACGGAATCAACGTGGCAGATTTTGCCAAACAAGTGCCTGCCTTGGGTGCCATTGGCAGCCTTAGTGCTGCTGATGTAACAGGCACATTGGCTCAGGCCGGCAAATTGGTAGGGCAAGGCGCCAGCACCATCAGCAATGCACTGGGAGTAGGCAAGTTTGGATTTGATGCCCCGCAATTAGAAAAAGCTGGTCTACTCAAACCAGGAACAGCAGCAGCATTTTTGGCACAGGGAGACAATGACTTGGTATCTGTGCTTAAAAGTCCTACTGTATGGACTGGCAAAGAAGGCGTTAAAAATTTAGATGGTTTGCTCAGCAACACTGGTTTGCAAGACAAAGTGCAACAAGGTCTGATGAAAACTGGATTAAACGAGTTAAAATCTGTGGGGATTCCCACTGACAAGTTCAGTCCACAGGCCATTGGTGGTTTGGCCACCAATGCTGCCAAAAGCGTGACAGACACAGTGCAATGGGCAAAAAATGCTCCAGATCTGCCAGCAGAAATCAAAGACAAATTTAATTCTGTTGCTACCAACTCAGCATTTGCAGTAAACTTTACTCAAATCAAATTAGATCCTCCTGTATTGCAAGAAATCAAGCCAGTGCCAGCAGTTGGCACAGTAGACAATCAAACTCAAGATGCTGCTGCCAAAAGAATAGTGGGCAATGACAAAATTCCTCAAGTAGCCAAATCGACTGCCAATGACTTTCCTGCAGTTTTTGCATTCAAAGATTTTGTTGCAAATCTAACTGCCAGTTTCTCTACTTTGAAAAACACTGTTGAATTGACCTTGGCAGACGGCGCCAGCATTACGCAAGAACAATGGAACACAGTCAATAGTGAAGCAGTAGTGTTAAGGGCCACAGTCAATGCCAGAGTCACTGAATTAAACACTGCTGCTTCTAAAGAAATTGATAAAATACCAGCTGGTAGACAAACGTTTGAACAAAAAAATGCATTGCAGCAATATAATTTTGCACTTGAAGATTTGCAGGCCTTGGCCAGACTCAGTGATCAAGTTAGAACACTGATTAAAAATCTTGCCAACAAAATTGTACCTGCTTGAATTGATTTTACCAAACCATAAATATTGGCATGACTACTTTTATTGGCTTCAACACTCAAAATCAATTCAAAAAATTCACCCTCACAGATTTTGAATTGGTCAAACGTGATCTCTTGAATGCATTTAACATACGCCAAGGTCAACTGCCTGGCCGACCTGCCTATGGCACTATCTTGTGGAACTACTTGTTTGAAAACCAATTGGATGTCACTCAGCAAGGTATTATCAACGAGATTCAACGAGTAGCCGGCGGCGATCCAAGAATTTTTGTCAGCAACATCAATGTGTATCCAGAAGAGAATGGCATGTTGATTGAACTGGAACTTCAAACCGTGGGCGGCCAGAACGCTGAAATCTTAAACATATTTTTCAATCAAAACTCACGCAGTGCCAGCTATGTATAACTGAGCCGTTTTTGATTCACATAAATAACAAACAACGGCATAAGGTTACAGTCCATGGCAAAGACCACAAGACAAACAGCAATTTTTGGTGTTGAAGACTGGAAACAGATCTATCAAAC